GCATTCGCCGCGAGCTTGGGTGTCGAGATCGCCCCGTCGGTGATTTGCGTTTCCGCGATCGTCCCCGACAGGTCGCCAGTCGGAACCGCAGCGGTCCAAGCCGTGCCCGTGTCCCGGTAGAGCTTGTTGTCCGTCGTCAGGAAGGCCATGCGTCCCTGCGTGCCGGCGGCGGGAAGTGCGGAAACGATCTCCGGCACCCTTAAGCCTGACGCCATCTTCGCCTGACTTACCGCGCCCGCTGCGAGTTCTCCGGCCGTCACGGCCGCAGCCGCGATCTTCGCCGTCGTCACCGCCGCCGCCGCGACCTTCGCGGCAGTAACAGCCAAATCGTCTATCTGCGCCGTCGTGATCGTTCCAACCAGGCCCGTGGTGGGGAAGTCCTGCGCGGGGATCGTCACCGTGTCCACGTCCGGCAGCCTGTCGGCGCTCGTGGCCGTGAAGATGACGGCCCCCGGAATCCCTCCACCCGAACCGCTCGGTCTGGTGGCTGTGAATACCACCGTGCCGGTGGTGTCTATGTCATCCGTGACGCTGGCCGCCAGAATCGTCTGGCCTGATGCCGGAGTAATGGCACCGCCGCCGACCGACGTGTATGAAATCGTCACGTCCGATCCCGTGGTGGGATTAGCGACCGCCACAGTGATCTGCACCTGGGTTGCGGTCGTACTCGTTATCTTGGCCCGCTGTATCAACCTCTCTGCGGTGCCGGGCTGGACCGTGAAGTCCCACGTATCGCCCACGACGCTGTGCGGGTAAACCGGCATCAGCCGCCCATAGGTGATGAGCCCCTGCCTCGGGATCGTCACCTCGTAACTCGTGGTGGTCGGCGTGAGCCGCACTGTGGGCGTGCCGACAAGAGCCGCGTAGGGGTCAGACGCCACCGGCTGCGCTGGAGTCGAGAGCCAGAGCCAGATTTCCTCCGGCAGCCTGTCCATCGCCCATCCGATTGTCGCCGTGGTCGTCGTCCTTGCGACCTCCCTGAAGTTGAGAATCCGGTTGAATGTCGGACGCTCAGGCGGCTGGAATGGCTTGGTAATCCACGTCAGGAACCCACCTGACGGCGCACCCCTGACTTGCAGGTACGTCCGGCCCGTACCGTCGTACCACTCGTGCCGGATATTCGTCGCGGCCCAATCCTGATCACTGTTGTAGTGGACCGCGTTCGCGCTGAATCGGTACAGATCGCCAAGCTCCGCAGGCCAGAAGAACTGCCCCTCGATCTCCTGCTCGGCCTTCGGGTCTTTTAGGTCCGACAGCACGTTCCCAATCAGCACGTTGGCCTCGGACAACGTGTCTATCGAGGAGTCCGACGCCTCCGTGATCCCCAGGAACCGGCGGCCGTAGCGAGAGATGCTCGTCGCGTCGGTCGTCGTCAGAGTCGCCCGCCCGCCCGATGCCGGATAGTCAATAGTGATTGCGTTCCGAACATCAACCCGGTCGAGCGTGAGCCGCGTCACGTCGTAATAGGTCGAAGGCCCAAACGTCCGATCAGGCACCGTCTTGGATCTCGGTGGCTCGTGCAGCGTCAGCACAAACGCCGTCCCGTTCCACTTGTACCGCACATCCCACCCGATGAGCTGCGCCAATGCCCTGAGCGCGTCCATCAGCGATTCGGATTGCTGCGTGTACGTGCGAATGTTGAACGACGGAGTACCCACCGTGGTCAGCGTCACCACGCCCGCACCCAGCGTATCGTCCAGAATCGCCTGCATGACCGTGGAAATGCTGGTGTCGTAGCCGTATGCCTTTTCCGTCTCTATCCAGCGGTCCACCAACACCCCGCCCAGATCGCGGCAGACTATCGAAACGGCCGAGCTGGCCACATCCACAGAATCCACATAGCCGCGAAAAATCTCCTTCCAATCGCCCGCTACCGGAGCTGTGCCTATCGCGGTCGTCGCTGTTTCGATGGTGATTAGTCGTCCGGCGTCGAGCGCGGGGGAGTATGTGGTCCCGTCGTCAAGCCGGTTGAGCGTGGAGTCGGTGCGCAGCGGGGCCAGTGAGAGCGTGGAACTCGCGTCGCGCCGAAGCTGTACGGTCGCCTGCGCCGTCGGCTGGTCTATGTCCTCGTCAACCGTGATCCGCTCTACGTAGTCCGAGTAGTCAACGAGCGTGCCCGAGCCGTTGGCGACTTTAACGCGCTGGTGGATCGCGTAGTTATTGCCCGCGAGGAGCGTGGATTCGCCGGCCGTTTGAGTCCGCACGTCAGGCCTGGTTCAGCGCGAAAGCCACGATGATCCGGTAGCTACTACCGGCTCCGATATGGTCCGTCCCCAGCACTTCGGGATGGGTGTTGACTGCGCCGGTCCAGTCGCCGGAGCACTCCACCGGGAGAGCGCCGTTAAGCGCCGCGATGAAGGTGTCGGCGTCGGCCTGCGTAAGGGGTGATGTCCGCGCGGTCCAGCGGTACTTCCGTGAGCGGATGGTTGAACGCATCGTGCCGTCGAACGCGCGCGCGCGGTCCCCGATCTCTATGGTCTCGCGGGACACACTCTCCCGCGCGACCGACGCCGTCACGCCACCCACGACCAGAAACGGCATCGCTACGCGGTCGCCTGCTTGAGGCGCGTGGTGCCGCCGCGCGTAGCCACGGACCCGACCTTGCGCTCGATCTTGCGGAGCATATCGTCGGGGTCGTTCGATACGACCGTGATATTGTAGGTGTTCCCGCCGCCCTTCGGATTCGACGGCCAGCCGGGACGCGGCTCGCTCCACTTCCCGGCGTCGGGGTCCATCCCTACAAACGTCGAGTCGTGCTGTAGTCGCGCGATCTTGTAGCCGGAGGGTACATTGCGAAGCTGCTGGTTCACCCGCTCCAGTTGCGTGGCCATCATGTCCAAGCCGGACGCGACCTTCTTTTTCTTGTCGAACAGCCCGCCCAAGAGCGAGCCCGCAAGCGTGCCGATGACCGTACCGATGCCCGGCATCGCCATCCCGAGAACGGTCGCGCCAAGCTTCGCGCCGATCACCCCGCCCGCACCCGCGCCGAACGCGCCGCCCAGCGCACCGCCGATCTGCGAGCCGCGCCCGCCGCCGCCCACAAGCAGTGCGTTCGTGACCATGCTCAGCCCGGACAGGAGCGCAGACTTGACCCCCTCCAATCCCGCCTTGAGCGCAACGTTGTTGTCGGCTAGCTTGACAGGGATGGCAGAAAAGCTGCCGAGTATCTTGTTCCCGTACTGGTCCTTCGAGTCGAACATCCGGCTGCCCTTCACCTTGATATTCGCGGTCGGATTCCCGCCCGCGATTGGTGTGATGCCGACCGCGGCTGGCCTTGTCCCCATCGCCCCACCGAGTGCGGTCTTTAGCTGAATGGCGGCAGCAAGCTGGCCGTCGCTGAGCGAAGCGCCTCTCGCGAGTTCCGCGTTGATGCGCTGGTACGCGGCAAAAATCCGCTCCTCGATCGCGACCGTGCTCATCCGCGCTTCCTTCATCGCCTCCTGGAGCGCGAGCATGTCCCGCATCTCGTCCACCATCCGGTCAAACGCGGACTTGCCGCCGGACAGGCCGAGTAGTCCCGGCAGGCCGGGAGGGGTGACGGACATCGCGTTGGCCGCGCCGAGCGCACTTGCCACTGCGGTCTGCTGTTGGTTGTTGAGCCGGAGCCGCGCTTCAAGGTCTGACCGCGCCGGATTGACGCGCGAGCCAAACCCCGCGTTCTGCCCCGGACCATCACCGGCCCTGATGTGGGTCGGGGTGGTGCTCAGTGCCGCGTTGATCGTCCGCCGGTCAGTCGCCAACCGACCGGCTTCCGCCGTGAGCTGCGCGAGGTTCATCAGGTTCAGCGAAGCGGTGTAGGAGTCTATGTCCTGCTTCGCCTTCCTCGATGCATCGCCGGAGCGATAGAGCCAGTACGCCAGCCCGCCGAGCGCCGCTATCGCCATCGTCACGGGGTTGGTCAGCACCGACGCAATGCTCAGCCCCTTGAGCGCAACCCCCAACCTTGCGACGACGCCCACGAGCTTCATCATCGGGCCGACCACGGCGGCCAGCGCACCGAGCGCGAACGTCGTTGTCCGAACACCGGCAGGCAGCTCCGTGAACCACTTCACCATGCTGGTGAGTCCGCGCACGATCCGGTCGAACGCAGGCAGTACGTGGCCCCCCGCCGTATCGGCCAGCTCGTCGAGCGCCTGCATGAAAAACTTGTGCGCGTTGGCGGCATCGCCGGCGGTGCGTGCGGCCTCGCCCTGCTGCGCTTTCGTCCGATCAAGGATGAGCGCCCACGTCGCCTGAATGCGGGCCGAGTCCGAAAGCTCGCCCTTGAGCTTTCCTATCCCCATCGCATACGCCTTTGCCCGCACGTCCGCATCGTCTATCGCAACACCGAACTGCATGAGTCCGCGCGTCTTTCCGGCGAGTGCCTTACCCAGCGCATCCGCCGCGCCCTCGATAGTCGCGCCGGGGGTGAATGCCGCGAGGTCGGCCGCGAGCTGTCCGATAGCCCGAGTCATCTGCTGCGCCGACTGCGCACCCATCCCCATCGAGCGCAGCATTGTGTTCACGGACACTGCGAGCTGCCTGATCTCCCCGTCCGTCGCGGGGACCGCCTTCATCATCTGCGATACCCACCGCTCCATGTCAGCGGTCGCGGTCCCGAACGCGCGCCCCATCTTCTTGAGCGAGGCAGCGTCATCGGCCGCGCCCTTCGCCAGCGCTGCGCTCATCGCCACAAACGGCAGCGTGACGGCCATCGTCAGCTTCTCGCCCGCGCCCTCGATCTTCCGAGCCGAGCGCAGCACGGACTTCTCCGCGGCCGTCAACTTCCTGTTGAGGTCGGTAATGTCCGCCGCGATGCGGACGACGAGTGAACTGGCAGTGAACGCCATCAGCCCCCCAGGGTCGCGGGCCGCTTGGCGTCACGCGCGGCCTTTCGCTCGGCCTCCTTGCGGTGCCGCGCCGTCACGTCGTCATACGCCATCCACATCTGCAATTCGTGGCCGCTCATCTCGCCTATCTCAGCGAACGTCTTGCCTAATCGCTCTGCGAGGTGGAAGGCGTAGTAGAGCCGTCCGTCCCGCTCGAACCGTTTCCCAACTCCTTACCCTCCGTCTCGCTGGACCCGGAGAGCCGCGCAATCACGTCCCCTAGACGCGAGATGATGCGGACGGACTTCTCGGCCACGACATCCAGATCGGTCGCAGCGAAAACGCGCTCTTTTGTGTCAGGGTCATAGACGGCTTCGATGAGCGTGGCCGCCGCTACCCGCGCGTCGTTTTCCCCGTCCTTGCCGGCCACCTTCTGCACCCGCTCCAACCCCGCGACCGTGAGGCCGCGGAGTAGCACCTTGCAGCCCCACTCTGGCACGTCCACCAGATCGGACGGCCGGTCGTCGGCGTTGATGATCTGCTCCCTCAGCCTCATGTCGTCACCATCCTGTTGTCAGAGTCCACCGTGCCCGAGAACGCCACTTCCTGCTCGACCAGTCCGTTGAATGCGGCGGACAGTGCATTCGTGTCCAGAATCGCCCACATCTTGAGATCGTAGGCCGCAGTGGAATCGGAGTAGAACTCCAGCACAAACACCGTCCCGCCCGTGAATGCGTCCTGCCAGTACGTCGAAGTGTCGTACCATCGCGACAGCGAGCCCGACGCGTCCTTCATTACCTGTAGCCGGGTGACGTAACTGTCCCCGAACTCGTTGTCCGTCGCATTCTCGCCCGCGAGCGCGTAGCTGTACGACCGCGCCTCAGCCACGGTCGTCAGCGGCAGATACGACCCATCCATCCGCACCACCGCGTCCACACCCTGATCGGCGCTGAACGTGACGGTGCCGGTGAGTCGGTTGAGTGTGTACGTGCTCGGATCAGCGACGACGAAACCGCCCGCGCCCGCGCCGTCGGCATCCACCTCGACGGTGATCGTCGCCGTCCGGTCGAGTACGCGTTTGGCCGTGTTGGTGATCTGGTACACGGTGTTGGCCGTGACCTTCGTAGTCGGCTCGTCGAGGAACGCCACCGCCGCCCCCGACGCCTTCACCAGAGCTTTTCTTCCCGCAAGAGCCATCTGATAGCCCTCCTAAGTCAGAGGGTTATCAGACAGCCGCGACCGCGCCGGTGCCTTCCAGCTCCGCCGAGAACTCGACAGCGCCGTCCGTCCCCGCGGTGATGTTGAAAGACGCGACCCGAACCTGCTGCTTGAATCCGGTCGTGCCATCAGGAAGCACCTGCACCCACAGCTCACTGTCGTTGAGCCATGCGTTGCGAATCGCGACCTGCCCGCTGGTATCGCCCGGCTTCCAGAATCCGTTGACGGACCACGTCAGGTCTTTCATTCCCTGAATGCGCTGCGCATAGGCCGCGTCGAGGTTTGACACATCCACATTCTGTCCGGCCTCGTTGAGCGCCCAATCGCGCACCTCTGCGACGTTCGTGTATGTGCCCGCGCCGCCGGCCGTGGTTGAAACCTTGACGCGCGAGCTGTTGCCCTTCATTGCCATTGTCCTAGCCCTCTACTGGTGAAGTGATCTCGGCCCCGCACGCCCTGCATCTCCACGCCTCGGGGCCGCCGAGCGTCGAGAGGTTTTCGCGCTGCTCGGGCGGATGAGCGCATTCCGACTGCTCACCGCCGACCAGCTCCAATGCCTGCGATAGCAGCTCCAGTGCGCTCTCGATGAGAGCCACAGCCGCACGGTTCGACATCACGCCTCCTGCACCACGACCCGGAACCGGGCCACGGTGTGCCGGGTGAATCCGTCCTCCTCCTGGAACTGCTCCGAGCCCTCGTAGTGGCAGAGCACCAGCCCGTAGCCACTGACCGGGAGCGCGTAGTTGTCGAGCAGCGAGACGATCTTCGTGAGGATGTCCTGCCCCTCCTTCATCCCCGCCTTGCGCGAGTAGATGTGGATTGTGGCCGTGACATCGTTCCCGTCCTTGTCGAGCGTCCGAATCCCGGATGTCGTCTCGGTGAACTCCCCGATGACGGTGTAGGGAGGTGCCTGCTTGTCCGGCACATCATCGAACACCTTGCCGGTGAGCGTGGCGTCGGCGTTGAGCCGCGTGAAAATCGCGGCCTGAATCGGGGAAGTCGCAGAGCCGATCACGACGCCCTCGCCGCGCTATCGGTCGCCCCGCGTAGATCGTCCCGGAATTGCTTGATGAGCCGGGGGCGCTGCTCCTCCATCGAGGGATGCATGAAGGGCCGGGCCTTACGGATATTCGGGGCCGAGCTGTCGCCATACTCCACGACCGGCGCGTACACGCCAGCTCCGTAGGACTTGGCGACGAAAGTACCGCGTCGTTTGTGGCCCGCGATCGCGCGGCGGCTACGGGCGGAATTGGGATTCTTCGACTTCCGCTTGAGCTTTCCGTATCCGGCCTTGACGAATGCCACAGTGCCGTCGTCAGAGAACTCGGCCCGGATCGTGGCCTTTAACTCGCCCGTATCAACCGGCACGCGGGACTTGGCACCAGCCACTACTTTGGCCGCGCCGTCCGCTACGGTTTTGCGGACGCGCGAAGCCACGTCCTTGTTGAGAACGCGGAGCCGGGTGCGGAATTGCTTGACGCCCACGAGGGTAACGCCGAATGTCTTAGGCACTCGGCACCTCCTCACACGTCAGCACGATCTCCCGCTTCCGCTCCTCGGTATTGAGGACCGAGAGGATGCGGAACGTCCGCGTACCGAACTTGATCTGGTGCTGCGCGGTCACGACCGGGTTGCTCTGGTAGCGCATCACGATCTGATGCGTGGCCGTGGGCTCAACCTGATGCATGTTGAACGCTTCCCGCCCGGCAAGCGGAGTGACCGCACCCCAGACCGTCGCGACCGTGGCCCACGACTCTGTAGCCCCACCCTGCCCGTCGCCCGTGCGCGTAAGCGCCTGCACCTCGACCCGGTGCCGCAGCTGTCCCGCCCTCACGCGAACGCCCTCACCGCGTATATCGCTTCCAGCGCGTCGGCCGCAGGGTTCGCGGTATGGATCGTGCCGATGACTGACGCCTCGCGGTTCTCGTACAAATCACCGAGGCGGAGCTTGATCGCTGCCTTCAGTGCTTCGGGAACCGCGGATGCGGCTCCATAGCCCGCCGTGTAGTTCACAAGCACCGCGTTCTGCTGTGCGCGCGCGTCCGGCCACGTCTTGTCATACGCCAGCGCGACCTCGCCCTGCACGTGGGAAGTGTCCACGATGTAGTCGCTCGTCGCCATCGTCTGCGTGGCACCGTTCGTGTCCACGTAGGTGACGCTCTCGACGGAGACGAGCGGGGGACGTTCCAACCGAATCGCCTCGTCGTTCCGGGGGAACCTGTCCAGCGTGAGCCGCCACGTTTGGGTTATCAGGGAACGGCCCGTATTTCCCTCGACCAACTGCCGCGCGCCCTTGATGAGTTCGGTGATGAGCGTGTCGTCGTCCGTGCCGTCCACGCGGAGGTGTGACTTTGCTTCCGCGAGGGTGACCGGCTCTGTAGCGGGGGCGGCGGTCTGGATCAGGCCCATTGCCTGCTACCGCCTCCGCGCGGCGCTCTTGTCCTCTCCCTTGCCCTTCGACTTGTCGGCGGGCTTCTCGGCCTGCTTGTCCTCCGACTTCTCCGCTTCCTTCACTTCACCGCGCTGCACGACCCGCCCGCCCTGCACGCTCAGTCCAAGCCGCACAACGTCGGGGGCCGGAATCTCCCCGCCTTCACAGGCGAGCAGATACGCACCGTTGGGGTCGTTCGACTCAACCAGTGTTTCCCGGTCGGCCGCGAGAAGCAGGCGACGATCCGCGATTAGCGAACCGCCGCTCTGCTGGTCACGCAGTCGGCTGATTTCGAGCGACATCAGCGGTAGAACAGGATGACGCGGAAAACTCCGGCCGTGAGCGCCGCCGTCGCGATGTCAATGCTCGGATTCCGTGCTGCCGTAGTCTTGACCGTCGTCGCGCCCGTAAACGCCGGAGTGATGCTCTTGCGGCCTGTGGTGCTCCACGGCGCGCCAGAGATCGCCGCCGCGGCCTGCAAGTCGCCGGCAGCCTCGACACCGACCGAAACGGTCGCCGCCCCAGCCGACGTTGGGGCCGTGTCAACTTCAATCAGCCCCCCCATGACAATCGCCCCTGAGGGGATCGAGCTGTCATTCGAACGGAGTGTGATGGTGGAGATGGCCCCCCCGTCCGTAGCGAACGAGTACTCGCCCTTCCACTCCTTCAAGCCCCGCGTGCCTTCAATGATTGCCACTGTATTGGTTCTCCCTGTGGTCTAGGTCCGCAGGACCGCGAGTGTCGCGTCCGCGGCGGCCGAGCGGATGGCGTAAAGCACGTCGCCCTGGTCAACGTCCACCGTCACCGTCGCGCCGGAGGCGAGATCGAAACCCGCGCCTGCGGTAACGGTGGACGGCCCCAGGTCAGCCGCGTTCGCGCTCGTGTTTTTGATGGTGAGCTGCATGCCCGCCGTGGACGCCGTATTCAGCGCCACGGCAGACGTGCTAGCTGTTATGCGTGCGGCGGTCACGGCCATCTATCAGATGCCCGTGACCGTGGCGAAAGCGGCCGCGCGGTAGATCGCGAACGCGACCCGTAGCCCGGCGCGGATCGTCCGCTTGCCCTCGGTGAACTGCGTGCCGACGTACCCGACCGCGACCTCCATCCCCCGCCGCTCGAAGAGCTGGCAGAAGTTGGCGAAGTCACCCACGAGTCCCGTGCCCTCGGTGAGCGCGTCGGACTGCACGACCCGGAGACCCCACATCCGCTCCGGCCCGGCCTCGCTGGGATTGCCCCAGATGTAGATGCCGTCGTTGGTGCGGAGCAGACGGATCTCCTGCCAGTCGTTCGGGTGGATGACGTGCGCGTTCGGGAACGCACGGCCCGTCACGCGGACCTTCGTCATCGCCTTGTAGAACGCATCGGGTGTCGGGTCCGTACCCTTGGCCTGCGTCTGGATGCCGGACTTGTTCACGATGCCAGTCAGGTTCGGCGCGGTGCCGTTCCCGACGAGAAGCTGGCCGTCGAGCCGCTGCCGGACGCCGAACTGCAAGCGGTTTTCGAGGTAGCTCTGCGCCTGCTGCTCGTCCTCCAACTGCTCGTCCGTGACCGGGATCGAGTCACCGATCGAACGAACCGTCTCGCTCCGCTCGGTCAGGGCAAACGTGGACTCGGCGTATGCCGCGCCCTCATTGCGCTCGGCCGCCGAATGGGTGCGGGTCGTCTCCTCCATGTAAACGACCGCCGCCTGCCCGGTGCTTCCGCTCGGAACCAGATCAATGACCTGGATCGGGCGGGTGACAGCCTCTACGACGAGGCCGGTGCGGGTGGACTCGGGGCTCCAGCCGGCGCTCGTCTGAAAGAGCGTCTTGATCTCCTTGAGCCCGTAGCCCATTTCCTGCGACTCGCTCGGGGACTTGGATGAGCGGTACGCCTTCCACGCCTTCGAGCCGGTGATGACTTCACCAAAGCTCTTGCGCGGGACTTCCTTCTCGCCTGCGCCGGGAATGGGCGGGGCGTTGGCCGGCGTCTTGCGCTCAGCCTCTACGCGGTCCTGGATCGCCTTCATCTCCGCGATCTCATCCCGCTTCTTGCCGAGGTCGGCAAGCTCCGCGTTCATGGCGCGGACCTTCTCCACCACCTCGGCCGAGTCCTTCGCGGCCGCGAGGGCCAGAACTTCGGGCTTGGAGAAATCAACATCCGAACCGGCCTTGTCGAAAATCTCCGCCAGCTTCGCGGACTTGGCCGTGAGCTGGTCCTGCTTCTCTCTGAGCTGCGTGTCGAGCGATGCCATCCGGCTGCACTCCTGTGCGGTTGTGCGCCGGGGTTAGGTGGCATGCGAAAAGCGGCCAGACCGGCGCATGGTGAATGCGCTGCTTGGTCTGGCCGCCAAAAAGGCCGTTCGGCTTTTTAACTCCTGTGCCGCATTACGAAACTACAGAACTTCTAGTTCGGGCGCAATAGTTTCTTTTTTACGCCACCTTCGCGGCGGGCGGAACGTAGATGTTATCCCAGCCACACCGGCATTTCCACGAACTGCGCGGCGGGGGAATCACGTCCCGCAGGTCGCGCAGCTTTACCACCCCAACGAATTCCATCGCCTCCGCCGACTCGCCCAGATAATGCGAGCAGCGGTGACAGCGGATTTCGGTCGGCTGCCGCCTAGCTTCTGACTGCAAGCCTTGCACGGGTGCGCTCGAACCGGACGAACTCCGTCAGTGCCGCCTTCTTGACTTCGGGACTCGCCGCCGGAACCTCTGGCTTCGCTGGCTCGGACTTCGGCACGTCGTCTGACTTGGCCGATAGCGTCTCCGTGCCGATCCCCGCGCCCCGAAGCACTGGCGACACCTCGAACACCTTCAGCTTCTTCAGTACGCGCCGGACGCCCTTCTCGCGCAGCTCCTGCGTCAGCTCGCCCGTCTCCAGGACATCGTATCCATACGACCATTCCTGAAGGTCGCCCATCTGCTTCACCGTCTCGAACGTCTCTCGACCGCGCTCGGTGGACATGAAGAACTTGCCCTCCAGAACCGCCCGGTCGTTCTCGACGCGGATTTTCCCGCGACCCACCGGCATCTCGCCCATCCATGAGCGGTGTCCGTAGGCGGAGATCGCGACCTTCGCGCCGTCCTCGAACGCGCCGGGGAGCGTCAGGTCTTCGTCGTGGTCCTTTACGCCGAACGTCGAGAACGTGGCCTCGATGAGCCCCTTGTCGGCGTCCTTGATTTCGAGCGACAAAACCTTCGTCTCGTGCTGCCCCTTAATCTCCGTCGTCATTGTCCCCGCCCTCGTTGTTGGCTGGATTGCCCGATGCTCGTGGTGTAGATGGTTGTTGCGGTGCGATGCCCGATTCCGGGAGCTGGATCACGTTCACCGGCTGCACGTACACGTCATCCTTCGCGTCGTCGGCCGGCCGGCCCGTTTCCCGTCTCGCCTCGGCGCGCGTGATTATCGAAGCGAGATAGTCTTTCCGTACCCGGTCGTGCTTCTCGTTGTTGTCTTCCCACAGCGCCCGAACCCTTGACGTGTCGAATCGCATGCGAGCGGTTCCGCTCAACGCCCGCGCGTCGAAGTCGGGGAGCAGAGAGCGGTCTATCTCGTCGGCCATGATCTCCTGCAGCGGGATGATTCCCCCGGTCCACGCGAGCTGACGCATCTCCTTCATCGTCGCGCCGACCTTCGTCTGCTGGAGTCCGGTCCCGAATCCGACAACGGCGGCCGGAATACCCATCGCGGCGCAGACCCGCTCCTCGCTCACGTCGCGGATCGGGGCCACGTCAAAGCCCTGCATGTTGTATTGCAGCAGGTTCACGTCCGTCGGGGCACCCAGCGCCAGCGGCTCGCCGCGCTTATCGCCCGTGAACGCCTTTATGAGGTAGTCCTTCACCTCCTTCACCGCTTCCTTGTTGGCCGTCCCCGGTGCCGACTGCTTGGGAGATACGACGAGGCCGATGATGCCTAGATTCTTGAGGATCGCAGCCGTGAAGTTGCTCGCGTGGTCGTCTATCGCGACTTCTCGGACGAGAGCGCCCAGCGGGGACAGCCCGAGCCGCGGGTTTTTCGGGTCGAGCCCGAAACGGAAATGCACCACGTCCTCGGCGGCAATCTTGATTGTCTGTCCGCCCGGCTTGTATTCGTAGTGGCTGATGAACGTCTTCCCGTCGTTCGGCCACTTCGGTTCCATCAGCCCGCGGGGCACCCACCACGCCTGAATTACCTCGCGGTTTGCATTCCTGATCTTCAGCCAGTACGCATTGCCAAAGGCGAAGTCCAGAACCGTCGCCATCCAGAGCACGCGGCCGGAATAGAAGTCGTTCGGGCGGCGGAGCAGTTTCGTAAGCGAGTGATCTACAATGGCCGTCCATTCGTCCTTCCGGGTCCGCTCCACGATGGGCGGGGCCTCGGGGAACGTCCGCATGAGCCAGAGCAGGGGGGCCGCGAGCACCGAAGATGTCAGCCCGCTCTCATCTACCTCCTTCGCCCAGTCTATCTTCGTCTGCGGCAGAAGCATCTGCGCGAATCCCGACGCGCCGGAATGCGTCATGCTGGTAAGCGCCTTCTGCCCGTTGGCTCGGCCGAACGGCAGCATCCGGCGCAGCAAACTCACCTCACTCATACAGGTCTCCATTCGTCGGATGTCACGAATCCGCTGGACGCTCCCACGGCCATCGCCAACGCCACCATTCCGTCTATCCGCCCCGTCGCCTTCGACTTGTCCAGCTTTCGGTTTCCCGCTGGGTCCATCGTTACCACCGCGTTGGCTGCGCACATCGTCAGGGCCGGGTTCCCGCCGTGGCGGAGAGTGCCGTTCATCAGCTCGGCCTCCAGTGCGTCGAGCGCCGGGGTCATGTCCTTGAAGCCCTGCCCGAACGGCTCCAGCGGAAGCTCGACGTCGAGCCGCGACAGCTCGGCCTTCAAGACATCAATCCGCCAGCGGTCGAACCGGACAGCAGCCACGTCGTGGTCGGAGCAGAACCCAGCCAGCCACTTCGCTACGATTTCGTAGTCCACCGACGCGCCCGGCGTCAGCGTTATATGCCCCTGATTCGCCCACACGTCATACGGAGCACGATCGCGGTGTGATCGCTCAACAACACCGCCGGCGGGAGCGAAGAACGTGGACAGCGCGTGGAGAACGCCGTCGTCATCACGGGCCACGGCAACCGCGGCCGTCAAGTCGTTCCGGGCCGACAGGTCCAGCCCCACGAACACCGGGCGGGCATCGAACACCGACAGATCAATCTCCCCGCCGCACGCGGTCCAGACGCTCCGCGATACGAACGGGTTGCTGGCGTTGATTCGCTGGTTGAGCGTAAGGTTCCGGTACGTCGCCTCACGGCTCGGCATCCGCTTCGCACTCAGCGCCTGGTCCCGGACCTCCTGCCGGTTCATGAACAGGTCGAAGTGCGGTGACGCCTGCCGGATCGCCTCGTCGCTGAACGGGTCCAGCGACTCGTCCGCCGAGTACACCGCGAGCTTGGTCCGCGGATCGTCGCCCCGCTTCGCGTCATCTATCAGCACAGACAGCAGGTCGGCATCGGTCGGTGCTTGCGTGGAGATCACGATGGAAAGCGGCTCCTCCTGCGCCCCCGCCGCTGTTTCCAGAGCTTCGTACAAGTCCGACCTCGGCCCCCGTACCTGGCCTAGCTCGTCATGCACCACGAACGCGGGGGAGAGCCCGTAGGCAGTGGACGCTTCGGCCGACAGCGCCCGGTATAGCGTGCCTAGCTCCGTGCAGTAGAGCTGCTTGGCCGTGTCCCGGACACCGACATACTGGCTCAACGTCGGTGACATCCGCACCATCTTGGCCGCAAGCGAGAACAGGATTGCGGCCTGATCCCTGGACTGGGCCGCGGAATAGAGCTGCGAGTTTGCCTTCGCCTCCGGCCCGACCAGATGCAAGAGCAGCAGGCACGCCGCGAACGCGGTCTTCCCTTGCTTACGCGCCATGCTCAGGATAAACCGCCGGGTCGGGGTGTCGTAAATCTCACAGAGCCACTTCCGCTGCTCGGCCGACAGCTTGATCCGCTGGCCGACGAGTCTCCCCTCCGGGATGACGCAATGGCTCTCGATCCATTCGGCGTTCCGCTCACTTCGCCTCAGCCCGCGCTTTGCCACGGTCTCCTGCCACTACCCCGCTTGTCAGCAGTCGCCGCAGCTTGGGGCGTGTACCGGCTTTGCTGCGTCAGCCGGAGCTTGGTAGCGAGACTCGTCGCCCGCTTGGCCTCCTTGTCCCTCATGTCGAGTACGGCCTTGATTTCCTCCGTATCGCCACCGCGAACAGTGTCCGCCACGACCTTCGCCAGCGTGTCGCACATGACCGCCGCCCGGACGTACTCCTTCAACACCGGCCAACTATCTGCACCGAACCATTCCGCAGGCTTCGACTCAACCGTCTCCCGCCACAGCACGGCCTCCGCCTCCGACAGGCCGACCGGAACCGGCGCGAACGGAATCGGCTGGCTAGCCGGAACCAAAGCCAAACTCGCGGAAGAACGTCTAGGCATAAACGGGTGATTGTTACGAGTTAGGGCAGCGAGATTCCGACGCGGTCACGGGGACCCCCAGCCTCGAAACGTTTGACGCCCCGTATCCCCTTCGGTCATTCTGTCTTGTTCGCGTTCCACGGGTGAGACGCATCGAGCGGGGAGCCGTCGGTGGCGGAGCCGTGGTAGTGCGCGGGGCCTGACTTCTCCATGCGCTGCTTGGTCCGGTTGTGGCAGTTGGTACAGAGGGATTGTCGGTTACCAGGGTCCCAGAACAGGGATTCGTCGCCCTTGTGGGGGATGATGTGGTCCACGACACTGGCGGCAGTGGTGCGCCCCTGTTGTTGGCAGAAGACGCAGAGCGGGTTGGCCCGGAGGTGTGCGGCGCGTTCTGCGCGCCATCGCGGGCCGTAGAGACGCTTGGGGGCGTAGGGGATCGCTCCACCTGATTAGCGGGATCGGGGGATATCGAGCCGCCGCCCCTGCGTGGCCTTAGCCGCTGATAGTGTCGTCAGGTACAAGCTGGATATTCCCCCGTTTTAACGAATGAGCTGCATTGTGAGCGTGCGCCGCCGTGCCATCTCTTCGGGGCTGCACGTGGAGTGGCCCTTTTGCGGCGGATCGCGGTACACCCCGCTGTGTACCTGCCTGTGCCATGACGGCTGGGCAAGTTGTGGCAGCACTGCGCGTCTATGGCCCTGCCGTCCACAAAGCCCGCGCTGCTTTATGCAGTCAGTGCAGAGATCATCAACGGTTTCGGCCACTAGCCGCTAAGATCGGCCCTTCTGTTGTCGGGAGCATATAGCCGAAACGTCTATACGGCTACGCGGGTGGCTTCACGAACACGCCGCAGGCCGGACACATCCACGCCGTCTGTCCCGTTGCCCAGAACGCCCCATTGTCGTATTCCCGCATCAGAGCCACGGCGAACACCTCACCGCCGCACGCATCGTGGGTGTGGGGAACGGGCTTTGGCTGCGCTATGACGAGAGCGGGGCCGCCAGTCACGTATAGGCCATCGCTGGAGAACGATAGCGCCC